GGTCCCGCGCATCCACCCGCGCATGTACGACGGTCGGGGGAACTCGAACGCCGGGCGGTGGGCCTCAAGATCGGTGATCCGCTGCCAGAGGGCGGTTCGTTCGGCGACGAGCGCGTCCATCACGGCAGGGTCCGGCATGGCCCTCCCGGCAGCGCCGGGAAGTTCGTCTCCCGCCCGGAAGACCCCGACGATGTCGCCAGGCTCCACTCGACCAGGGATGTGTACACCCTCAGAGGCAGACGCCCCCTCAGTGGTGGGTCTCCCGCCCCTGCGGTAGCCGATGAGGACGCGATCCGTCGACATCCCCTTCGGGAAGCCCTGCGAGATGTCTGTGGTGGCCGGGTCCCAAGGGGTCTCAGCGAGCCGGGCTCGGGCGGTCTCCTCGCGCACGCCGTACACGCCGGGCTTCTCGGCCCCGACGTGCCCAGCAGTGGACTCGTTGATTCCTTCCCGCAGAATGGGCTCCGCGTTGACAGCGTCAGTCTCGTGGTACAGGACCTCCTCGCCATCGTGGACCCTGGAGGACGGGCCGCTCGGCTCGCGTCCTGTGATCTCACGCGCGGCAGACTCTCTGGCAGCAGCGGTGATCTCGGCGTCGATCTGCTCCAGGCGAGACCGGACCTTCGGCAGCTCGAACTCGGCCACATCGTCGACGTACCGGGCTGCGACCCGGAGTACGCCGTCCTTGGTGGTCTCGCGAGCGAGCGCTTCCGCCAGCGAGGAGGGCATCCCCTTCCAGTTGTTCATCAGCGTCGTCTTGACCCTGCCGATCGGAGCGGACGAGACGTCTTGCCAGAGACGCTCCCCGATCGTCCTTCCAACGATGGGGTCCTTGGTGAGGAACTCTATGCCGGTGTACCGAGCGCCGGGCACCGTGTTCGCACGCTTGAAGTTGGCGAACCCTCGGAGCCCCACCTCGGCGAAACCGATGTCGGCCGTCATGTCGATGAGCCCAGCGAGGCCCTCGTACTCCTCGCGATCGAGCCCGGTGTGGTCGAAGAAGTAGTCGCTGACGGGGGTGGCCTTCCCGGCCTTGTACTCCTGCCACGAGTACACATAGTCGTCCATGCCACCAGGGCCAGCGAGGATCCCCATAGCCCCGCCTTCGAGGGTACGGATGCCGTAGCCGACTCCACTCTCGACCGCTCGGGCCTTCTCGCCGAACCAGTCCGCGAGACCTTCAGCCCCTGCCGCCCGGAGCGCCGACCCTCCCACCTTGCCGGGAATCGTGACCGGAGCCATCATGGCCTCGCCCAACCCCTCGGTGAGCGCCTGGGCGGTGGTCAGGTCGTCGTTGTCGGGGATGTAGACCAGCTCGCCATCCTTGGTCTGCCCGATCTTGGCGTAGATGTCGATGGCGCGGGACGAGTCCCCCTGCCCACTGAGGTAGAGAGCGAACTTCGCAGCGGACATCGCACCCGCTTCGTGACCCTCGAAGATCTCAGGGTGCGTCGCCACGACGTACATCCGACGTAGGTAGTCTGCGACCTGCGCCTGGTTGTACTCCCACGACTGGTCCTGGCCGAGGTTCCCGACCGATTCCCAGAAGCCGGGATCGGGGTGAAAGTTCTCGCGCAGGTTGTCGAGCGACTCCTGAACCCAGGGAAGGTCAAGCTCCTGTAGACGGGCTCGGATGCCCGCCTCGGACATCGCCTCGACGTTCTCGCCCGTGTACGCCGCGTTGTTACCCTCGCGATCCGAGACGCCCGCCATGGCGATCTCGTGGTCCTCAAGCCACTGCTTCTCGGCCTTCTTCCGCTGGTGCTGGATGTACAACATGACAGCCTCGTGCGTGGCAGCCGAAGCCTCACGCAGCTCGTCCGTCGGGATCTCGGAGAACAGGAGGTCGGCAGCCAGGTCGGGCGCGCGCATGAGCAGACCGGAGTGAAGCTGATCTGCTCGACTGTTGAGCTGCCGGGCCTCGTCACGGGTCAGCTCGCGGGCGTCCTCCTTCGAGTACCCGAGGTCTCGGGCCGCTGCGAAGATCTCCGGTCGGGTCTCCTTGACGAGGTCGCGCGTCCGGCGCTCGCGGGCATCCTGGCGAGCAGCGAGGGCAGGGATGCCGACGCGCTCGATCTTCTCCGACCTGGCCCGTGCCTTGGCCTGTTCGTCCCGAGTGCGGACGACAGCCTCCTGGTCCGGGTAGTCCGGGGTCGGAGCAGGCTTCGACTTCGGCTTGATGGGATCTGTACCTGTCCCACGGTCGTCGATCTTGGGCATTAGCTGTTCTCCAGGAGCCACTTGACCATCGCCTGTAGGCGCGGAGACGCGCCCGGCGCAGACGCCGCCTTCTGGAGCGTCTGCATCCGTCGACGAACCCGAGGGCTGACAGGACCGGCCGCGACGCGGGAGCCGACCCACTGGGCCTCCTCCGGCTTCATCGTCGGCCCGGTGACGAACTTCGAGTCCTCGTTCAGTGAGCCGCCACCCTGCGGCTCGAAGTCGGCCCTCGTGGCCTGGTCCATTGAGTCGTCAGCGACGGCTGCCACTGGACCGGGTCCGGGCATCAATGCGTCGCCTTGCGCGTCCATCTCGCGAGCGAGTTCGAGCCCGTCGTTCAGCTCCTGGGTCTCTCCCTGCCCGAGCTGCTCGTCGACACCCGGGTCCCCTTGCCGAAACTCAGCGTCACTTGCTCCGGTTGGCATTCTTCCCTCGCTTCATCACTCGGAGGTTGGACTTCTTGTTGTTGAGCTTGTTTCCGTCCTTGTGGTCCACGACAGTCTTGGACCCTTTGGATCCGCCACGGTGACCGGCGGCAACTTGGTGCTCGTAGACTCGTTTAGGGGCCTTCTTGCTTCCCACTGTGATACGAGCGTAGCCTTCTGAGTTTGCGGCATGGGACCCCATCTTCTTTCGAGGGCGTCCACCAGTACCTGGCTTAGGGCCTCTCTTACCCACGATGCATCACCCACATCAGAACTCCTCCACTCGAAGGGCCTGCTTCTCCATCGAGCGCGGGCGCGCAGGCATGCACGAGTCGCAGTGGCACTTGGTCTTGCGCCGACGCTGTGCCGACGCAGTGGCCGCGTGCGGTGGTCGCTCCCCGTTCCACTCCTGCTTCCAGATCCGGGTCCGCTCCTCGCGACCCGGCCCTCTCGGTCCGTACCTCACTGTCAGACCCCTTCACTGTTCACGAAGAACTGCGAGCGCGGCGTGTCCGCGAACTCGATCGGCTGCGCCAACTCGGCGGGCGCTTCCGGCCCGGCAGGGGCGATGGAGGCTTCGGCCTCGGCCTGGGCCATGACCTGCTCCTGCGCGGCGGCGTTCTGCTGCTCGGTGATCGTGGCCTCGTTGGCCTTGTTCGCCTGCTCGACGGCCTCGCTCAGGGAGAGCCCCTTCTTCCGCATGATCGCGAGCACCTGCATCTTGAGGTCCATCGGAATGTTCGGGTCCGGCCAGAACACCTGCCGGAGCGCGTTCTCGCCCTCCTCGATCTCGATGGCGTCCTGCTCCTCCAGTCGGTCCTTGAGGTAGCCCTCGCCGACGTGCTCTCGGACGGTGCGCTTCGAGATGACCTGCGCTCCCAGGAACTGGAGGTCGCGGACGTCGGACTGACCGCGCGACAGGCCCGCGTTCGGCCCGTACGAAACGGCCACGTCGTAGGTCTTCTCGGCCCACAGCTCGCTCGGGACGAACGTGTTCTTCTTGCCAACCGCGATCGCGAGCGGCTTCTCCCGGTCCAGGAACGCGACGTCGTACTTCGCGACGCCCACGTGGATCTGCTCGCGCATCTTGGCGATGTGGTCCTGGATCACCTTGGTCGTCGTCGAGAGCATCCCCTGTGTGGCATCCACGAAGGAGCCCGAGGCGACGCTCTGGTTGACCACGCCGGACCGGCTCTCCGGGTACCCGAGGACCGCACGCGCGCTCGCGTTCAAGTCCTGGTACAGGGCGAACAGCGCGTTCGACGGCTGGGCCGCCTGGACCCGCTCGAAGACCGCGCGCTCCGCGTCCGGTAGGGCCTCGTAGATCGTGTCGTCGTCAGGTGCTTCGTCCGGGTTCATGATATTCTGCGCCAGGAAGGGCGAGAAGACCATGTCGTCCAGGTTCTTGATGAGCAGCGCGGCGACCTTGTTCCGGCTCTCCAGGATCGGGATGGCCGGGTCGAGCAACCCCCGCTGTGCTCCGTCGAACGAGGTAAGCTGGGCATACGCCACCGGCAGGCAGCCATCCGGCGTCTGGTATGCGTCGACCAGAACCGAGCGGCTTGGTTCGGTCGTGATACGTCCCTGCTTCCCGATCGGCGCGATGATTCGAGCCACCAGCCCTCGGCTGTAGTAGTCCTGGATGGTCACCACCGGCATCCCCCGCTCTTCCTCGACCATCTTGAGCAGGCCCGCCTCTGGGTAGAGCTGGTCGGCGACGTTCACCGGCAGCGTCGTAACCACGAGCAGGTCGGTCAGGACCCCGTTGTGGATCGTCGGGAAGCAGTTCCTCGGGTTGTGCCGGACGATGTGGGGGACGTCGAGCTGGCCGTCCACGAACGTCGTAAGGTAAGCCGCCCCACACGAGATGAGATCGGTCGCGAGCTGTGACTCCAGGACGTCGCCGTGGTTCTTCGTCCAGTACGTGGCAGCGGCGACCTCCCGGAGGGCAGCCGACACCTCGTCCGCCTTGGTGTCCCCCAGGATCGGAGCGCGCCACCCAGCGGACATCTCGGTCACGAGGTTCGACACGTCCTGGATGAACGTCCCCGCCAGGTTGTCCACGACGGGCGGACCTTGGACGATGTTGCCCTTGGGCGTCTTGAACCTGAACTCGTTGCGGAGGATCCGGTCGACCTCGTCGTACCGGGTGCGCCGATCCTCGTAGGTCTCTCCCCGTCGGTAGGATTCCTCGACGACGTAGTACCGGAACCGACGCTCCTCCAGTTGCCGGAACAGCGCCTCGATGTCCTGACTCATACGGCTGCCTCCACTACTCTAGTCCGATGTCCCCAACCCTGGTACCCTCCTGGCCGGTTCTGCCGAGTCGGGAGGGCACCCCTTGGTACGAACATCTTCCTGTTCCACTTGATGAACCAGAGCGCCATCAATGCGTTGCCCTGGCCGCGAGGGTACACCTCGCAGTCCGTCTCCAGCAGCGCCGTTGCTTGCTGGGCTTCGAGGCCCTGGTACGGCGTGCTGATGTTCCCTTGCTCGAAGTCGAGGGCTAGTGACTCAGCTCCTGCCTCCGGGTCTCCCTTGCTCGCACCAGTCGTCCGGTGAGAGACGATCCGCGTCATGCGCTTCAAGTCCTGGAACCACGTCTCCTCGCCGAGGTCCTGCGTGACGCCCACGTCCTCGTACACGAGGAAGTCCGGACGGTACTGGAGCACCGCCGAGATCATCGCTTCCTTGCGTCGAGCCGCCCCGCGCTCCAGCTCCCAGATGTCGCGGACCCAGCACTCGAAGCTGCGTTTGTAGATGTCATACTCGACATCCGCAATGACGACCGCACCCTGCAACTTGAAGGCGGGGTCGACGCTGACGACGGTCGCGAAGAGCCGGTCGATCGGCATACCTTCGCCCAGCTTCCGCTCCTGGTCGCGCGCCCGCAAGACGTCGTTCATGTCGAAGATCACGTCCTCGCTCAGTTCGGGCTGCTGCTGGTACATCGCGAACCACTGGCGACGACCTACGCGCCCGCGCACCTTGCGAAGCTCCTCGTACGTCCACTTGCTCTCCGGCCACAGGACCGTCCTTGTCTCCTCGTCGAGCACCGCTGGCATGTTGATGTGGACCCAGTTCTGCGGCACCTCGGGGTCCTCGTCCGTCAGCAGGAGTGTGAACACGTCCGGCTCGTTCACCCTTTGACCGACGCAGAAGACCTTCCCTCCCGGCATCAGCCGCGAGAAGAAGTCTCCTCGGATCGTCTCCATCTCCCTCGCCGACCCCACCTCGGACTCGGCGGTCGCCTTGTCCGTCGGGTCGTCCAGGATCAGGACGTCGCACTCGGAGCCCAGGATCTGCTGCCCGAGCCCACGGATCTGAAGCGTGTACTCGCTGACCGTCGAGTCCGACTCCGGGCCGATGACCCGGAACCTACCCGACAGCGGCATCCAGACGTCCTCGCCCGCGACCTCCGGACGGAACTCGCCGTACGCTTTCGCGAGCTTCCCCCCGCGTCCGAGGAACCTGTTGCCGACCTCTCGTCCCCATTTCTTCGCCGCCTGCTCCGTCTTGGATCCCCAGATGATGTGGACGTTCCGGTCCCGGCAGATCCTCCAGGCGCAGTACACCGCGATCACCGTGCTCTTCGCGTGCCGAGGAGGGATGTTGACCATCGTGTCCTCGGGACCGAGCAGCAGAGCGAGGAGTGACTTCCCGTCCTCCGTCAGGTCCGTCCGCAGCCAATACGACGGGATCGTCTTCCCGACCGCGAACTGGTAGAACGCGCAGAACGCCTCCTCGGTGTCCTCCAGCATCGCCCGGTGCTCCGGGTTCAGCTCCTGGAGCTGGCGTGGTCCCTCGTACACGACGATGCGCTTCTTCGCGTCCCGGAGCACCTGGACGTCGGAGCGGATCGTCCGCTCGCCGACGTGCAACGCCCGCGAGATGTTCGCCTGCGTCATCTTCTTGTCGAGCATCGCCTCCACTTCTGGCAGGCGCGCCTCCTGCGGGGAGAGCCCTCGCCGACGGCGCGTCTCGATTCGGTTCCTCGCGTTCTCCCACTCACGAGCGTTCTCCGACCACCCACTCATCGGTAGATCAGGGGATTGCCAATCCCCAAGTAGTCCTCCACCCTAGTCGCCTTCTCGTCCCGCCTGCCGACGAGAGCATCGCACCCCTCGATGGTGATGTAGTCGGCGTCGATGAGCCCAGAGACTGGGTTCTCGCTGTCGATCTCGACGTATGGTGTACACGTCATATCAGACTCCGATAAGGGCGATAGCGATGTGAAGCTGGCCGGTGCTGACCATCTTCCGAAGCGCCATAGTCACCGCTGCGTACCGGTAGGTGATGTTGTCGACCCCGCCTGCGATGTACGTGATGCCTGGGTCTTCCGGGTCGGAAGGGTTTGTGTTCCACCCGACAACGGTAATCGTATCGCCAGAGGTTGCGTCACGAGCGGCTACTCCTGTGTATCCTGGAGGTAGAAGGTATCCGATCTCGCCGGTGACCCCGCAGCCGACGGCGATGACAGTGATCGCGTCTGCGTCAGTGTAGTCAATGGACGGTGGGTCCCCAATACCTGTGTTGACCCCGAGTGCGGTGGTAGCAGCGACGTCCATCGGAGTAGTCGTGTCCACGCCACGGAAGACTACAGCGACGGCTGAATGCCCCTCGTTGCTGACACCGTTCGCGGTACAGACGGCTGTGGTGTCAGGCGTGGCCCCCATCTTCTTGTAGAAGACACCGAAGTTCGTGTCGACAGTGTCGTTCGTATACAGGTCCGCGACCTCCGTGTACCCCGTCGTGGTCATCGCCATATTAGCGTCTGAATTCTGTGGGTGTGTGAACGCCACGACGACGAGGTCGTTCTCAAGGCAGGTCGGCAGGTTGATGGTTAAATCCCCGGCCGTGCCAGAGTCCATGATGGCTGTTGCGTAGCCCACGACCTTGATGTTCACGGACTCGATAGGCCGCAGAGCGATGGTGCAGGCGGCCCACGAGTAGTTGACAGAGTCCGTCGTCGAGTACGTGAACGCCCCTGGGTTCTCGGGGTTGGAGGGGGATAGGTTGTACCCCATCCCGACAACGGAGTCGCGGGTGTCGTTGGCAGCGATGGTCACGAAGTTCGTGGTGTACCCCGACGGTCCTCCGTATGTGACAGCGCCTGCATCAACATGAGCCCCTCCACCGATGGCTACAACTGCGACGCCTCCCGCTCCCGAGAGAGTGATGGATGGCGGGTTAGCCAAGATGGTGTTGATGCCTGTAGCAGTCGTCGGGGTCACGTCCATCGGAGTCGTTATGTCGACTCCACGGAAGACCATCGCTACGGCGGATACACCATCGTTCGTGTCGGCGGTTCCGGACACGACTACGCTTGCATCCGGAGTAGCTCCCTGAACCTTGTAGAAGACCCCGAGGTTCGTGTCGTTGGAGTCGTCGGAGTAAAGGTCCGCGACGGATGTGTACCCCTTCGTGTTACACCGAGCCTTCATGTTCGTGTCACTGACAGT